AATAGACAATCATTAAACATGCATCAATGTACTGTTGTTAGTGATAAGTTTATGAGAAAGTTAGCCGCTGGAGATAAAGTTGCAAGACGTAAATGGAGTAAGTTATTACAAAAACGTAAAGCAACTGGAGAACCTTATGTTATGTTTAAGGGTAATGTAAACAAACAAAACCCTAGTATGTATAAGGATAATGCTCTGAAAGTCTTTATGACAAACATATGCTCAGAGATTGTATTGCACACTGATGAATCACATAGTTTTGTGTGTTGTTTATCTAGTTTAAACCTAGCTAAATATCATGAGTGGAAAGATAGTAATTTAATCTATGATAGTATATGGTTTTTAGATGGTGTATTAGAAGAGTTTATACAAAGAGCTAAAAACGTAAGGGGATTTGAAAATGCTATAAGATCTGCTGAAAAAGGTAGAGCTTTAGGATTAGGAGTTCTTGGATGGCACACATATTTACAACAGAAAGGATTTCCTTTCGAAGGATTATTAGCACAATATGAAACTAGAAGAATATTTAGTCAAATTAAAATTGAAAGCGAAAGAGCCTCAATGGCGCTTGCTGAGGCATTTAATGAACCTCTTTGGTGTGTTGGTACTGGGATGCGGAATACTCATCTTCGTGCCATTGCTCCTACTGTTAGTAATAGCAAGCTTAGTGGCAATATTAGCCCTGGTATTGAGCCTTGGGCCGCTAACGTTTTTACTGATCAGTCTGCTAAGGGTACTTTCATACGTAGGAACCCTACGCTCGAAAATGTATTAAAAGATTTAAATCTTAATACAGATAAAATATGGGATCAAATATTAGCTGATGGAGGATCTGTTCAAGGTATTAAAGAACTTGATAAAGTTATGGTAGGTCCAGAAAAAGACATACCAATAAAAGAAGTATATAAAACTTTTAAAGAGATTAATCAACTAGATTTAGTTAATCAAGCAGGTATAAGACAACAATATATAGATCAAGCTGTAAGCTTAAATCTAGCGTTTCCTGCTCAAGCTGATCCTAAATTTATTAATAAAGTACATTTAGAAGCTTGGAAAAAAGGTATTAAAACTTTGTATTATATGAGAACAGAATCAGTTCTCAGAGGAGATATAGCTGAACAGGCTCTTGATGAGACTTGTTTAAGTTGTGATGGTTAATTAGGAGGGGGATTTATTTCCCCCTTTTTTTTGAATGTAATTTTAGGACCAACATTTATTTTCACACCAACATTTATTTCTGGGTATGATTTGTTTTGTGTTGGTTGAATTTTATATCTAGGATCGACATATAATTGAGCGGTAGTTGCACAACCCTGTGTTATTAACGTTGTTAATACTAACAACATAATTATAGTAACTAATGCTATAAAATGAGGGTGTGTATATTTATTTTCTTCTTCCATAATAGAGTAATCACTCTATTATTTATCAATATAATAAACTTTATGTTACCAAATTGTTATTTTTTTGTAAGCTGATTTAATTTTATTAAAACTTACGTTTATAGTTTTTTTTACAAACCTTTTAAATGTTTTTGATATATATAAATACATACTAAACTGTTGGGTGTTGAATTACTATTTCTTTTGTAGTTTTAATCACAGCAGCCGCTACAGAATAAGGATCTGCATTTGAAGCGGGTCTTCTATCTTCTAATCTTCCCTTCCACCCATCTTCAACTGTACTTATAGGTATTCTAATTGAAGCTCCTCTATCAGATATACCATAACTAAATTCATTTATCGATTGAGTTTCATGTTTGCCTGTTAATCTTTGATCATTATCGGCGCCATAAACATCCATATGTCTATTTATATTTTTTCCAAATTCCTCACATATTTTAAAAAATACCCTATCATTACAGCATTTTCTTAATAATGAATTAGAAAAGTTTGCATGCATACCAGAACCATTCCAATCACCTTTAACAGGTTTTGGATGCCAATTAATAGCTATATTACATTTTTCTGCATTTCTTTCAGCTAAGTACCTAGCTACCCAAACTTGATCACCAGCATTTTTTGCACCTTTAGCAAACACCTGAAACTCCCATTGACCAACAGCTACTTCAGCGTTAATACCTTCAATATTCAATCCAGCCTTTAAACACTGATTTAAATGTGATTCAACAGTTTTTCTACCAAAAGTATTATTAGCACCTACACTACAATAATATTGACCTTGTTCATTGTACATAGCGTTTTTCCAACCCAAAGGTTTATTTATTTTAGTATCCCAGAAAAAATATTCTTGTTCAAAACCAAACCAAAAATCATCATCATCATCATCTATAGTAGCTCTACCATTAGATTCATGAGGTAAACCATCTGCGTTTAACACTTCATTCATTACCAAATAACCACCATCTCTACATGGATCTGTATATATAGCTACAGGTTTTAGTAAACAATCAGACTCACCACCTTCAGCTTGCCTTGTTGAACTCCCATCAAAGTTCCACATAGGACAGTCTTTTAATTTACCACTAAAATTATTGATTATTCGGGTTTTGCTGCGTAAGCTTTGAGTTGGCTTATACCCGTCAAGCCATATATATTCTAATTTTGATTTCATATTTAATTTAATTTAATTTAATTTAATTTAATTTAATTATGTAGATTTACTTTTTATGTTCGTAAGCACTTATACCAAAGCTACCTAAAGTAACCCATACAAATGAGTTGTAAATAACCTCGTTTATTACAAGATCTTTACCAACCGCTATACTACTACCTAAATCTACGATTCCAAAAAGAACCATCATAAAAAATGACACAAAACCTATAATAGATTTTTCATTTATATCATTTTTGTTTTTAAATATTGCCCACATATTGTTATTGTTTTAGTTTGACATTATTTAATTATAGTCCATTAAACTATTTTATTGTATCTTTGCCTTCTTAGATACACTATTGCTAGTGTGTTTTCTAATTGCTATTGATGAGGAATTTGTATTAATACTATTCCCTCCAATAGAACGATCATAATGTACTGTGTTATTCCATCTGTTATAATTATAATCATAAGGATAATACGTATTGTTTAAATAAGGATAATATTTATTGTATGTATTGTAGGAGTTGCTATTATTATATAATTGATTTATATAATGCTGAAGATTATAATTTGGTTTTAATTCTCTAATAGGTATTCTTACAGTATCACCACTAAGTGTTATAGCTAATACATCAATTGGATTAGAAAGCCTAGTATATACAGTACAACTAGAGACAATACATAATATAACAAACAACAAAAAAAATTCTTTTAACTTATTCAATTTATCTTTTACTTTTAGTTATTATTTTTACAACAAGAAACAAATATACACCGACAACTGATAGGAATAAAAATTCCCAACCATAAAAAGCCATTATCATATTACTTCGTATGTAGTTTTTCCGTTGCTCCTAGAAGCTCTTAGACATCTGTTTCTGTTAGTTTCTTTATCAACATAGCTAACGTGTACCCAATCAGGGTTATCATCATCTCCGAACTCCCAAATCATTTGATCAAAATCAAGATTTTCTTTAATCCAATGATACATTTGTGAGTTTGTTCTGTGACCAAACACATCATCAATATCAATTGCTTGCCCGTAACAATGTTGTGATTTTTTAGATCCACCAATTGCTTTGTTTAGCTGTGGTCCTCGGTAAAATGAGTTTATTTTTATTGGACCACCTACATAAACCCTAAGTGGTTGAAATATTCTTCTAGCCAACACCTGCATGTTTGTTAAATGTTGTTTACTTGGTGCATTAGGTAAACCCAAACGCATAGCAGTAGCACTAAATGTACCTTCTTTAAAACTTATGTTATCGCTTATCATATTTTTTATTTAACATTTCCACCTTCTTCTAGCTGCTAAACCCCTTGGTCCTTTCCAATTTTTTGATCTAGCACAAAATGACTTTCTTCTTTTTGCGGCTTTACTACCAGATTTAACTTTGCCAGTTACAGCTGTTTTTAATTTACTACCAGGATTTTTACGTCTATACGCTGCTACACCAGTCTTTGTCATACCAGCACCTTCTTTTACGGTACGAAAGTTACGCCCTTTACCTTTTGTAGTTTTCCTTGGTTCAGCCATTTTTATTTTCTTTTCTTTAAAGCTTTAAAATCAGCGCCTGTTATTTTATTAAAAGGTGGTGCTGCCATAGCTATTTTTTTTTGTTTACCAGTTAGTTTTTTGTATTTGCTTTTCATTTTTTTCTACCTAATTTAAATTTTTGATCATAAGGAACTAGATTGTTTAATAATTTTCTTCTGCTTTCACAGTCGCACGGTATATTTAAACCATCTGATAATCTATCTACCATAGTTTTTATACCAGTTGCTTTAGTGAATTTATGTACTGTATCTCCTAGTCCTCTTGATTTCATAATATTAATTTATTCTCCACATGGTTTTCCAGTGGCTATGTTAACCCACCTTTCTTTTTTAAACCAATCTCTTAATGTTGCACCCTTTTTTCTTGCACCTTTAACAAAGCTAGATTTTGCTCTCTTATATTTACCTGCTGCACCAGCTCTTCTTTTAGCTGATATGACTTTTTGCTTTTCAGCTCTACTCATGCTTTTATATTTAGCATAAGGTAAACATACTTTCTTAGTTCCTCCACCTTTTATTGCCATTATTTTTTTCTTTTAATTTTTCTACAACTACCAGGTGAATATGGTTTTTTACCTTTTACAGGCGCGTAACCTGCCCAACATCTACCTTTTTTCTTTTTCATTATCTTTTCTTTTTTCTTGTAGTTTTTCTAGCTTTTCTTGTAGTTTTTCTAGCTTTTCTTTTAGCTGCTTTCTTTTCGTTTTTTGATGCCCACACCGCTTTACGTTGAGCTGCACTTGTATATCCCATGTTATTTACTTTTAGATTTACCCATTTTACCTGGCCCACCAGCCTTTGTACATCTTACGCCCCATCCAGAAGCATAAGCGCTAGGCCAAACTTTAAATTTTCTTTTTGCTGCTGCCTTACAAGGTGAACTTATTTTTGTTCTTTTTATAGCCATAATATTATTTTTTAGGTTTTGTGTGACCACAGCCTTTCTTTTTAAGCGCTAGATGTTCTTTGTATGTCATTGCTTTTTTACCTGTACCATCTTTACAATACATCATGTGTGGTTTATACTTTTTATCTTTCATAATTATTAACGTTTATAAACTTTATCCTCAAGATCATCAATTGTTTTTTCTAACTTATCGATTTCTCTTTGAAGGTACTCTATCTTTGTATCAAATGCTTTTACATCAATTTGAACTTGCTCAGGTAGTTCTTTTGCTATTTCTATTTCTTGTTTTAGGTTTGAGTATGACATGGCCCCAGATATTAGGAAACCACCTACTATTAGAATACTCTTGATGTCAAGTTTTATATCTGGTTTTTTATCTCCATCTATATCTATACCTACTTTTTTGTCTAAAATTTCTTCCATAATTTTGTTAATTGTTGTTGTTACACTATATATATATCACATATATATCACTATAATTTTATTCTTTTTAATCTTTTTCTTTTCTTTTTTTCTTCTTTCTCTTTCTTAACCTTAACTGGCTTCATACCTAAATCCCAAGTATTCCAACCAAGAGCTAAAGCAATACGTTGCCATGCTTCGTTGTTTTTATTTAATGCTTCTTTAGTGTTATTTGTTATTCTTATTGCTCTATCTAACGGAACATTAACAGTTGCAGAAACAACGTTACCAACAGCCTCGTAAGCAGGATTATCTAAACTAAATCCTTTTTCTTTTATTTCATCTCTATTAAATTTCATAGTCTGCGTTGCACCATATATTTTTCTAGCTTTACTACCAATGGGTGGTGATATATTAATTGCATCAAGCATTGTATAAGCGTGATCAGCTCTCCAACCTTTTTTCTCTTGCTTTATAAATTCTAACGCTACATTTTTTATAGTTGATGCCGCGGCACCATAAACACCCGTACCTCTTAATATAGTATCAGCCATGTTATTTACTAAGTTTGCATACCTTTCTTTTTCTTTTTCTTCTTCTTCATCAGTGAACATTAAAGCAAATAATGCTGATTGTAATGCTGTAAATATAAAGTTTTGAACAGCACCATAATATAATATCTTTGATATATTAGTTTTTCTATCACCTCTGTTATTAGCTAAATCTAATGCTGCTTTTTTAATTAACCTAGTATACTGCATTGGTGTATTTTGAAAAGACAGTATTAATCTACCAAGTGGACCAGCTTGTTGCTGTGATATAAGATCTGGTCTTGCTGACTGCTGTGATACCTCTGATGTTTCTTGAAAATCATTAAAAGCTTTACTTTTAGCATCAGCTTCACTTAAACCCTGTTTTATATATGTGTTATATCTATTCCTATAAAAACTAGCACCACCAAGAGATATAGCAAAACTATCAGCCATTTGAGTAAGTACAAATCCCTTTTTCAATAAATGAGAGATCATTGCTTTTACTTTATTTTTAGAAGTAGCAGCTTGATTAGCTATTTCAGAAGCACTAACGTCAGTCTGCAATCCTTTTCTTCTTTGTTTTAACATGTCTGAATTAAATATCATTGCAAAATCTTCAGCAAATTGAGGGAAATTGAGTATTGTTTGTGCTACTTTTAATGGGTTGTTATCAGTCCAATTAATAAAGTTTATAAACGATATTGTTTGTAATGTAGCTGATCTAGCATTTAAAAACATAATTGTACCAACAGAATTATTCACCCAGTCTGTAAACTCATTAACTAATTTATTTTGACCAAATGTTCTGTTTGTGCCATTTTCCATACGATACAATATATCTTCCATAGCTTCCCTAAAACTAGTACCATACAACCCTTCTATTTTATTTAACGTGTCTTTATTAAATATTTTATTTTTATTTTCTATCCACTCAGCTAGGTATTGTGATCTATTTACTTTGACGTTAATATCGTTTAAATCAGTTTGTATTGTTCCAGCAACCCAATTTTCATCTGGTTGTATATAACCATCTGTTTGTTTAGTTATAACACCTAATTGATCTGCGTATGATTTTAATTCATTGTCATTTTTAACTATATCTGTTAAAGCTTTTAAATCTCTTTTAGATATACCTGGTATATCAATACCATTTTTATCCCATAAGTAAACCCTTACAGCGGCATCAAAAGTAAAATTACTGTAATCAGTTGCTCTTAATAATTTCTTTTTAACATTTGTGTATGATTTATTTAACTCATTATAGTCATTACCTAATCTTTGTTTTGCAGCATTAATATCTCTAAATCCTCTAGCAAACGGATCAATTAAAGCTTTTTTAATAAATGCTAAATGTTTATCGCCTTGTTTACCTTTACCAACAAAGTGATACATTAAACCCATAAAATCTTCAGCTGATGGTGGTATAAATATTCTTTTCCAAAACTTATCGGCTTTAGCACCTCTAACTCTCGCTGCTGCATCTGAAAATATAGCGTTTGGATCTATACCTTTAGTATCACTTAGTATATTGTTAAATTCTTTATTTAAGTCTTTACTAAATTGTATTTTAGCTTGTTGAACATCCGACTTAACATCAACCTCATTTAAAACATCTTGAACTGCTTTAACATTTTTATACGCATCATCAGCAAATAAAAAGTTATTATATCCTTCATTAACTTTACCAAGTACCCACTCTGCTTTTGCTTCTGGTCTACCATCTTCTAGTCCAATAATATTATCCTGTCTAATGTCTAACCCTGAACCTTTTAAAAATGCGTGTATAGCATTTGCTGCTTCTTGCGGTCTAGCTGTTAATATAAAAATATCTTTGTTACCAAACTTACCTTTTATTTTTTGAGCTAGTTCAAAGAAAGGACCTTTTTTACCCTTTATAACTTTTTTAAATTCTTCAAAATTAAACTTAGCTCCTTGCTCTTGTAGTTCAACAGATTTTTTAGCAAACTCAGTTGCATCTATTTTTATTTCTTTTCCATCTGACATTGTAACAATAACCCGGCTTTGTGTTCTAGCTAACGTATCATCAAAATCAAAAACACTTATACCTTTTTCAGGGTTTGTTGATCTTGAATAAGCTATTGCTTTATCATACATTTTTGATTTACTTAATAATTCAGTTTGCGTTATATTTTCAGGTTGTTTAAACGCTGAATCTAAAACTTCTTTTATTTGTTTTCTTGTTTTTTGTTTTGAAGTATTTAAATCATTATTTATTGGATTACCAAAATTATCAATACCTAATATTTCACCAAGTGTTTTTCCAGTTGCAAGATCTATTATACTATTAGGATCAATACCACCGTCTATAGCAGCAACGTGTTTATTAAAATATCTTTCCCACCAATTGTTATCAAACACATTCCATTCACCATCGATAACCATAAGATTCTTAAGTCCACCTTTATCTATTTTAGTATTTTGTTTACTTGTTAATGCTATTAGTTTATAATTATTTTTTAATGCTTTTAAAGTTTTGTTAAATTGTTTTTTGTCTTGTGTTACCGCTGCTTTCATTAATAACCTGTATGCTCTAGCGTTTTGTAATGCATGTTCAAAATATAATTTTCCATCAGTAACAACACCACCTAAATATTCAGCACCTAATCTATGTGGGTGTGTTCCTTCATTTTGTGAGTTTCTAAGCCAATGTAATAATGGTGTTACAAGTGATTTATCGTCTTGCACAGCATCATAAATCGTGTTCCACATATAAGTAAAATTAGCTACATTTCTTTTATTTAAATCTTGTATTTGTTTTGATGATTTAGAACGTATTAACTTTGCATCAAATTTTGTTTTAGCAAAATTAGGATTTCTTTTGCTTAAATTTTTATTTAATTTTTTAATTTGTGTTCTAGCATAATCTCTTAATTCTTTATTAGGTATTATAGCAGCATTAACAGATATTGTTGAATTTAAAAATCCATCTTCAAATAATGGAGATATTTTTTCAGTAAAATCTTTTATATAATTCTCAACACCCTTTATTGTATCTAACTTATAATATTTTTGCTTTAATTCTACAGCAACTTTATTATCATCTATGCTAAACTGAGTGGCAGATCTTCCAGCACCAATATTCTGTATTGCTTTTTCTGAATTAACTCTATTTAATAACTCTTGCCTTACAATTGTATTGGTTGCTAATTTACCATATAATGACATTATCGATTTAACAGCCTGAGCCTCTGGTGTTCTTGGCCCAAAGTCTGTAGATTTTTTACCTTCAACTACACCAAAAGCTTCTAAAAATTTAGTTTTAGATATATTTTTATTTTTAGTGTATGGTGATAATCCAGCTCCTTTAGTTATTCTATCTTGTTTAGTATAAAATTTATTTAATAAACTTTTGGGTACACCAGTTGATGTGCCTAATAAACTTTCTGATGCAGCTTCTGTAATAGCACCTTCTGGTAATAAATCTATTAAGTCTAAAGCGTTTTTACGTATAAATATTAACGCGTTTTCTTTTTCTTGTTTAGTTAAATTTGCAGCAGGATCAGTTACTTTTTTCATAGCCACACCAAATATTTCTGCTGTATTTTTAGCTGATAAATCTTTTAGGTTTTTAAATGTTAAATTATTTATATCAATATCTTTTATTTTTTCTTGTACATCTTTTGTGTATTTTTCTTTTAATTTAACATCATCAACTAAATCAATGGGTTTTATTTTTCTTGCTTCAGGTTTTTTAGTAACCTTTGGTGTTTTTGTTTCTTCAACCGCTATGTCTTTTACTTCAGTTATATCAGTTGTAAATTCTTCACCTAATATTCTATTTGCAATTTCTATATATCTTTTAAATCCAGTTTTTGTTGAAAATGAATTGTTAATATAACCAGACAACTCACCCATATCTTGACCAGCTTTCTTTTTAGTATCATAATCCATTATAACATCAAACATACCCCTTGGCCCTGTTAATATTTCATCAACTAAAATATCTTTTGTTTGATTATACCCAGGTACATTTCTGTATCTATTAGCTAATCCTTTTGCTGTAGGTTTTAACAATCTTTCCATATCTTGCCAACCACCTTCTATACCCTTTGTATTATATATGTCGTTTATGTTCTGTGAACCAGTCATTGATAAAGAAAATTGTTTTGATTTTCCTTTACCTTCACCTTGTTTAATTAAACCCTTACTTAAAACACCTTTATGTATACTTCTATTATAATCTCTTATAAAATTATACATTCCCTTAGCATTCATATCTTTAAAGTCCACCTTTTTTACACCTAAATCTTGAAATAATCTTCTAAAATAGTCTTTTAATGAATCAAAAACATTGCTATTATATTCAAAATTTGGATCAGCTGACATATCAGAATATATTGTAAAATACTCTTGATCATTCCAATCTTTTCCATATATTTTTTTTCTTTCTAGTATTTTTGCTTTAGCATCAGAACCTATGATATTTAAAAATTCTGTTACCATAGATTTTTTTATTTTAATACCACTAGCATTTAATATGCCATGTAAAAGTTCGTGATTACCCACATTAGCACCACTTATTCCTTTTGTTTTGGCTACTTCAGTATTTATTATTATTCTATTAGATTCAGGATCAACAAGCCCACTACTCTTAGCCGCGGTTTCACCAAATTCATTTCTTATTTCTTCAACCGTCATGCTGTCATCTACAGTTAGGTTATATAAACTACTGTATTCTTTAGCAAACTCTAATCCTCTTTTAAATTTTACATCACCTAACGATTTCATTAAATCAGCTTGTTTATCTCTTATCGCCTGCGCCTCACGTGTTAATCTACCTGTTTTAGAATATTGATTTCTTATATTTTCTATCTCTGTTTCAATTTCTTTTAATCGTAATTTAGCTGTATGTGTTTCGTTGTTTTTTAATTTTCTTTTTTCTAATTCTAATTCAGTAATATCATTTCTATCGCTTTCGTTGGTAATTCTTTTATCAACCTGAAGTTTTATAGCAGATTTTAAAAATCTATTATTAAACATTTCTTTTAAAACAGGATCATTTTTAATTTCAACATTTGCCGCGTACTGACTAAGTAAATCAGAATCTTTAGCGTGTTTTATAGATTTTAATATATCTTGTCTGGTAACGTTTTTTCCACCTATCTTATATGAGGGGGATTGTAATATAGATCGCCCCATACCAAGCGGACCACTTATTGCAGCGGTTCCAATACTTGCTAATGATTCAACAACACCCTCTTTTATATCTATATCTTGACCAGCTACAACCTGACCACCTATTTCCCCAACAAAACTTGCTGGCATTTCAACAGCACCTGCAGCTCCAACACCCGCTGTACCCGCGGCAAGTCTACCTGGTAAACTTGTACCAACCTTTTTACTAACTTGCTTGCTAACTATTCCAGCGGCTTTTCCTCCAAATACAGCACCACCTGCTTCCGACAAAGCTATAACACCACCTCTTAATCTTGATCTTGTTTCTAGTTCATCAATTTTTTCTTTATCATTAAATAACTTTAATATATTTTCTGTTGAAATATCTTCACCTAATTCTTCTCTTACTAATTCTGAAAATGTATTTATTGATTCCGCTTGGTAATTCATTGCTCCCCAACCCGCAGCCAAACTCATTAATGGATTTCTAGTTTTTGCAAAAACACCACCAGCGGTTGTTATACCAGGTGCTATAATATCCATATCACCCATTCCACGTAGTGATTCTAACATAACACCCATCATTGCTCCAGGACCATTTTTTGTTGTAGCGCCAACAGCCGCAGCTAAATGCCCTCTTATTTGTTGTGCTGGTGAAAATTCTTTAGAATCTTTAGATTGATCAACATATTTATTTAAAATTTCATCATAATCAAACTGCCACTGTTTAAATGATTGAACTTCTTTCATACTACCCATAGAATTAAGGGATTTTTGAAATTTCTCAGCTTGTTCTTCTGTCATATAATCATCTTCAGATAAACCAAAAACATCATTAATACCATCAAAAGCGTTCGCTCTTAATTTACCATTATACAGCGCTGTTCTCGCATCACCGTCTCTTCCAACCCACCAATCTGTTGCTGGTGTATCAGTAAACCCCTCTGTTGCTGAATCAACCATAAATGCAAATCCTTTTTCAAAACCATTAGGTTTATATTCTTGTTCAACTTCTGATTTACGTATAACAGGTGCGTTTCGTATGTCATTTATTGTATTTTGCTCTTGAGATATTTTTTGAGCCGTAGGGAATCTTTGTAAAAATATTTCAATATTTTCAGGTTTAACCTTATATATTTGACCATCTACTATATATCTTTCCATAATTAGTTAAATATATTAAGAATATTTTTTCTTACTTCTTTACCAAAATTTCTAGCGTCTTCTCCACTAGGTATACCAGTGATGTTAATATTTGTTGCGTCTGATTTTACGTTTATATCTTTATCTGGATCATATTCAATTTCCTCGATAACATCAGCGGGTTTAGCACCAAATTGTTCATCAACTTCAATGTTAGATGTTTGTCGATTTTGAATCCAACCAATTTCTTTTTCTAAAAAATTTAATAACTCCTGTCTATCTTCTTTATAAAATTTATTAGTATTTGGAAATGGAAGGGAATCTTGTATAACCCATCTATAATCTCCCGCTGAACTTCCTTGACCTTTTTGTACCTGAAACTCTTTTTCTGTAGAATCCCAAACTAAACGATAATTACCACTACTTTTACCTGAACCCGGACCTAAGTTAGCCTCCCAGATTGGTGGATGGAATTCATCTTCCGCCGCCAACAAATACTGATCTAAATTATTTGAATTTATTATAGTAGATATTTCACCTTGAATATTAGAGTAAGGATTTTCTCCCTCTCGTTGATTCTTAGATTCTTTTTGTTTCATGTTATATCTTGATAAACCTTCTTGATTAGAACGTTTAGCTAGATCAATTCCATGTTCAATAACCTTATCATATATTAAATCATAGTTTTCAGGATTTCTAATCCATTCATCATCTATAATTCCATCTTTTTTATCAGCAAGATCCATTTTTTCATCAGGAAAAGAACCATCTTCCAATTTAAATGAATTACTTATAAACTGTTTTGCTCCTGGGTTATCAAAAACATAAGAAATTGTATTTTGTCTATCTGCAAATAACATACCAAGATCAGCAGATATATCATTAAAATCTGATTCCGTTAACTCGTAACCATCCATACCATTCTTTTTTCCTTGATTAGTTATTTTAGATAAACCCTGTGTTTGTTTTGGTGTTTTAGGATTTAATGAATTAAACAGCTCATTTATTTCATCTAATGTTTTAATTCCCTGTTTTGTTTCTAAAACAACTTTACCATTATTATCTACGGTAAAGTTTGAAAAATCTTTATTATAAACTGATGAAACTAAATCAATATCTGTCTGGCTATTGCTATTAGAAAAATCAGTTGTTCCAACTGTCTCTAAATACTCCTTTTGACCTTCCCTAAACATACTCATTTGACTACTCAAATTTGCGTAGTTGGTTTTAACTTTGTTAGCCATATCAATAGCAGCTCTGTAAGATGGATCACTAATATCTCCAGATAAATTTTGTACCGCTTCGTTATATTGATTTCTTGTATCTAAAAGCCAATTTTTAATAACAGGTAACATCTCAGGTGGAACAGCACCTTCATTAATTGATGGTCTTTTGGCGTACAAATCAAGCGCAAACGCATCCCTTTGTTTGCGTTCCGCTTTAGCTTCTTTTTCCTCTTGTTCTCTAGCGATAGCTATATTTCTAGTTGCTTCTTTTAAACCAGCTCCAAGAATTTTTCCATAATCTGTAAAACCTTTTGCCGAGTACATTCGTCTCGCCGCTTCTTGTAAATTTGTCATAATTGTTTGTTAATATTATCCTCCTATTGTACCAGAGCCTTTTGCCGAGTACATTCGTCTCGCCGCTTCTTGTAAATTTGTCATAATTGTTTATTAATATTATTAATCACCACTTAAGAAATTATCTCCACCAACTCCACCAGCCATTGCCGTTGCAGCACCACCAATTACACCACCAATACCACCAACTATAGCTTGCGTTGCTTGTTGTCTAGCAGCATCAGCTTGTGATTTTCTTTCCATTGCCATACCTAAAAGTTGAGTTTGTTTATCTTGTGCTAAACCTCTTGCTTGTTCTGCTCCAGCATATTGCATTTGTTGAACGTTTTGAGCACCTTTTGCTGCTGCCATTTGATTTGCAGCTTCTTGTTGACCTATACTAGCACTTGCTTGTTGTAGGTTTGCTGATTGTTGACCAGCCATAGCTTGAGCTAACGCCGCAATACCACTACCACCAGCTGCACCTTGCATTGCACCAAGTGTATTTGCTAAACCTTGTTGTTGTTGTTGTGCTTCAAATTGAGCTTGTTGTTGGTTAACCGTTAGATCTTCAAAGGTATTTTGCATACCAGCAGCTAAATTAGAAGTATCCATACGCCTAAATGAAGCCATTTCTCTACCATACTCTTGCTGAGCAGCTTTTTGTTCTCTTCTTCTAGCTCCACCACCTATTATACCACTAGCTATGCTAGCTAAACCGCTAGCAACACCACCTATACCAGAGGCTGCCATTCCTGGATTTGTTCCTGAACTTTGATTTGAAATTGTACTCATATTACTACTTTTTATATTATTTTCTGACATAAAATCTTCAACAGTACCACCCGGTCTATACTCTTGCCATACTTTAAATTGCTCTTGTTGCTCGGTTGTTAAAGACATAATTTCTAAATTTTAATTTTCTTATACATATTATAATTACACTTTTTTTTGTTTATTTACTACTCGCAAATATCTCAGAGCTTACAGCGTGTATTTCTGCAGCACTATTACTATCATTTTTCATTTCAACTTCAGCATAATAACCATCTATTGATGATAAATTAGCTTGATTATCTTTACTAAACATTATAAAACTACTAGTTGTTGGTCTTGCAGACGCAATAGAAATATTACATGTTATTGTTGTAGCTGTTACAGCTGTTACTGTACCTATTTGTATAGGATCAGAGGCAACTGTTCCAGACATAGTACAATGGTAAATCATATCACCAACTTGTACTGATTTATTTATATCTTTTGCGAATGTTAATGTTATTGTAGCCATATTATTTTATTTTAACTTGATGCGTCTTCATAACTTGGGTATGATACTGTCCAAGATATTTGTAAACTACTTGATGCTGTAACTTGACCATCTGTTAGTACCTGCCAGTTTACATCTATATAATCATCACCTGTTCCCTCGCCTGTACCAGCTGAATACTTAGCCGCTGTAACTGACGTATCACCAGTGTATGTATCAAGTCCAGTAGTTTCAGCCGCGGATATACCAACTATAATATCATCAGAGTATTTACCCGTTAAATCAGCAAATATCCTTACTGTACCAGCTAGAATAGTATTATCTGCTGTACCAACAGCAACCCTTTTTCCACTACTAATACCAAAGCCTTGAATTGTTGTATCGCTGCCAGATTTAACCATACCTATTTTTTGAATACCAGTACCAGGAATACCAGTGGCAGGCACTTCCGAAAAACAATCAAAAACATTAAGTGGTAGTGTTAAATTTGTTGTACCATACTGCTCGATATTTATTTGTAATACTATAACTGTTTTTCCACTTGTTCCAGCTCCACCTGATGTGTCACTATCTGTTTGAGATACAATTACAGGATCAAACTTCCAATCATTAGCTGGTGAAAACGTTAATGTTTCCCCTTCTGATATTTGTTGGTTTGAAGATAATGTTATTGTTTTTTGATCAGTATTCATTGATGCAATTGTAACATTAGTATCAGCACCTTTAGCTGTAACACCACCACCAGTTACAACCATACCAGCTGTTAATGCTCTAATAGGTTCATCTAAAACAACTGTTGTACTTGCCTCAACTCTCGCTGAAACAACGCCAGTACATTCGCTACCAACAAAATCATTTGTATCAACATTTTTTACAACCTTATAACCATCTGTGTCATTGTTGTTATTTTCAATAGTAATTGTAGCTTCTAACGTACCAGCAGCGGAACCAATTTCTGGTTGACCTAAAGCTTGATATGTTAATGTACTACTTGGTGATGTTGTTGAGAAACTACCATCAGCTTGTGTATATTTTAATACAATAGTTCCATCAGCCATTACAACCCTACTAATTGTTGTTGCATCACCATCGTGATCATTATTATCATCTTTTGCTAAAAACGTTAATGTAACGCTACCATATTGAAATAAAGTTAATTCTTTACTTGAAGTGTCATCGGGATTAGGACCAACATACAAAGTAGATACGCTACCTGGATCTGATGGTATTATATCATATACAAATTTTACTTTAGTACTTGTTGCTGGGTAATATTCAACTACTTTAAATGAATTACTTGAAGGTATAGTTAATTCAGTTGCGGCATCTTTCCATCTTGAACCATTCCAATATTTTTCTTCAGCTTTATCGTCATTAGAATTAAATATTTTTCTTCTAAAGAAAAATTTAGAATTATTAGTACCAATAATTTCAAGTGTTCTACCATTAGGTTCACCAGCTTGAGGTATGGTTGTATTTAAAGCTTTAAATGCTGTTATACCTTGCTCTGCTAATGTAGGTGGAACAAATATTTTTTCTGCTTTAGCGGTAAACATTATTTCATCTCCAGTTATAGTAGCAGCTGGGTGTCTATATGTTATTGTAAATACTTCTTTAATTACATTATCATCACTATCTTTTCCACCATTTCCTAGTGTTGGTGTTGTTTGTGTTATAGTATAACCAAGCGTGGATGAGTTTTTTGTCTCATCGCTTTCTTTATAGATAACGCAGGTTGCTCTATCTTTAAAATAAAATCCACTATCTGCTGTAAATGTTTTTGTTGTAGCACCACCATCTGGTTCTAAGTCAACTGTTGACGTAGCATCAAAAGCGCCAGTTGAAGTATATGATACTTCAGAGTTACCACCTGTTGTATTTTCTTCTTCAGTAAAGTATGTACCGCTTACAGAATAAGTTTTAGCTGTACCACCATTTGCTAAATTTAAACTTATACTTTTATCAGCGCTTGATATTGTTTGACTAGTAAAATCAAGAGTTAATACACCTGTTGTACTATTCCAAGCTGAGCTACCTGAACCAACCGCTTCAAAACTAGTTGGGCTTTGTGATGTTATACTTTGACTACTTGGTAGCGTGAAACCAGTGTCAGCTGTAAATGTTAATAATAAATGGTCAAATGTATTTAAGTTAGTGCTGTTAGCAATATCATAAAGAGTTATAACATTACCACTTTGTTCCCATGATTGATTACCACTAGCTGAAGCAACACTAGATAAAGTTAACCCTGTTTCATCTGCTAATGTTATTATAACATCATACCCAGTTATACTAGTATCACCAGTAACACCAGATGGTTTACCAACACCTTGAACAGAAAATTCTTGACTATCTAAATTATCTATAGTTGTTGAATCACCTTTAATATAGTTAAACCACTTACCTTCTTTTTCAATAAATTCTTTTACCGATCCAGTTTGTTGATCTGTAGTTACCGCATTACAATACCAACCCTTTGTGTTTGTTGACGTTAATGAGTTTGCTTCTGATGAAGTTGGCGATTTTGATATAACCTCATCAATTAATAAATCAGTGTAAGCAACGCTACTAATTGTTCCAGAATACTTATAAACCCTTGAATCAGAACCTTCATAGTTTATAGTTTTAAATCCTTTAACTAAATCATAACTATCATTTAAAAGTAAATTTAAAGAAGTTTGATATGTTGGGTGAAATGTTAATACAACATCATCAGATATTGTTTGAGCTGAAGATAATGTTACACCTGTTCCACTAATCGCTGAAACAGTTACATCGGTTCCTGTTATACCAGTACCTGTTACTATATCACCAGCTAATATTTTACTATCAGCGGTATCTAATGTTACTGAAGTGCTGTTACTAACAGCGCCATTAACTTTACCTATTCTTTGATAAAATACATTTCTTATTGTATTGTTATGGCAATATAAATCTCCATTTTTAAATGAGTGGTATTTGTTATTTAATGATACACTAAATTCAGGTATAAATGATTTAAAACTTGTCCAACCATCAACTCTTTCATCATAACTTAATGTATAATTGCTTGTTCCTTTTAATGTTAAATTATAAGATCCTTTACTTTCATTATAACCACCAACTAATGTTGTAGAATTAGCTAAGTTATCTTTAAACCAATCGGTCATACCCTTTTGAGCTATATTAGTTAATCCATCTCTTGATAAACGTAAAACAGCGCCACGAGCTTTATCAGTAAAATACACTCTATATGCATGTGACACAAATGATTCTGGATTTTTAGATATACCATATTCACCAGCATACGGTTGTGCAACACCTAATACCCTATTGCTAGCGGTAAGATTTGTATTACCATCAGCGTTAAATAATACATCTTTATTTGCTGGGATATTTAAAACTTTATCTTCACATAAAGCAATTAAATCATTATCTCTTGTATGTATTTTTTGTATACTACCATAAAATGGATTTAAATCTTTTGTTATTGGTTCTGCTTGAATAAATTGATTTAATCTATTTATACCTGATGTAGAGTTAAATATACCCGACCATATAAATCCATTTTTCTTATGATCTTCTTTATATTGTTCTGCTAATACTGTAGATACTTTTACTCCTTTATCAATAAATACAGCATTAAAATCATCTCTTAATCTATTTGATTCAACACCTTGTCCAAATGAATAACAATTAAACCAATCTAAAGATTGTGTTTGACCATGTGCTTTACCGTCATCTATTGTTATATCTGTACCGCTACTAACTGCTCCATTTACAGTTGCTTTAAAACTATATATACTTTTTGAATGGGTAAATGTTAATTCTGTATTATCAGCAACAGTACCACCTAAACTATTTTTAACTGTAAACACGTTATTTCTTAATGCTGAATCTACAATGTTCGTGTTACCACTACCTATATTTGTTCCGGTCACTGTCATACCAGATCTTATTATTGGTATTGCATCACTTATTTCGTAATATAAATCTAATTCAGCAGAATCTATTGGTCTTGTTTCAAAAACAGCTGGATTTGAAGATGATATTGTAGCTTCACCAGTTTCAATATTAAGTCTCATGATACGTATTTCAGATATTCTTGAACTATCAGCACCTTGGTTTGTGTTTCCTACAAATTCATCTTGATACCCACCAGTTGAATTTTCAGCTTGTTCAAACTCAATTGTATACTGTCTTCTTTTGCCATATATAAATTTTTTATCAGCATCTTTTGTCGATCTATATTGGTAATCTATAGTAGAATTAGTTACTTTATATACATTATCACTATCTTTTTTGTCATTAGCAAAACTAAATAAAGTGCCAGCTGATGATATTTCTTCAAGAAAAGGATTTACTGTATTGGTTTCATCGTGATTTTTACCTTTATCACTTGATGGATTATCTTTCCAATCTACGCCATAATCTACACCAGCCCAATAAAATATCATTTTTTTTGCAAAACCACTTTTATTTGGGTGATTTTTTACGTCTAGGTTAGGATTTTTTATTTGAGGTTTTGCTTTATTCGCATCAAACCAACTGCTGCTATCTTTCCAACCTAAATCTTGTCTAGCTTGTAAAGTAGTTCTACCATCATCTGATATAGTTGGGGTACCATTATTTGGTATTACTTCATATATTTTTCTACTCTTTGTAACGCTATAGTCAGCTGTTGAAGCTGGGAATGTTGCTATAATATTTGTATCAAAAACAGAATCTCTATTTATTTTAACAAAAAACTTTCCAGCAAACTCAGGCTTGTTTACTTCTTTTTCCTGATATAACTTTATTGTAATACTATCGTTAGCCTCTAGATACGTGTCAGCTAAAGTTGTTGAATCAGTGTTTTTAAATCCTTTTTCTAACCGTATAACATAAATATCTTTTGGACTACTACCACCATTAAATTCACCATTTAATCCACCACTGGAAACTTTATATTTTTGTGTTGTTCCACCTGATGTTTGTATTTCTAATACAGTATCAGATGTAAAACCCTCTGCAAATGATGGGTTTTCAGTTGCAGATGGACCTCTTACTTGAAATTCACTCACGCCAACACCAGGTTTATTGGCATTGGTACTTAATATCTTACATGTAGCTGAAGCTATTGAAGATCTTTCAACTGATATAAATTTTGGCGGTTCATTTGCAATATCTAAAATTTTATATTTAGCTGGATCACTTACAACTCTATTACTATCGTGTTGTTTTTTCAATATTAAATAATGCTCTTCAGTAACTTTATTTCTTTCTGATGATGGAAAACTTAACCAAACATTACCATCTTCTGCTTCATAAAATCTATCTAATGCTAAATTATAATATTCATTAGATGTTTCTTTTATAAAATACTTATAATGCGTTGCCCATATAGGTGGATCATTCAATAGTCTACAATCAAGACCCGTAACGGTTTCTGCATATTTTTTACCAATTTGATTTGTTGCTTTTTCAGTTGAAAATACTGGTGTTTGTCTACCATAAGCATCTTGATATACCACGCCAACTTGATACGTTCTTTGTGATTTTAAAGATTTAGCAGGCTTACCAGGCGCTGTAATAGAAGTTCCCTCTGGTGTTGTTGATTCTGTTATTTTCTTTTGCCTAACTGTTGTTTGAATGTTAGGTAATCTATCGGATGGTACATTATAATTTTGATAATAATTAGCGTAAATTAATCTATTTGCTGTAACTTCTTGAGATTTTGCTTTTATAGGTACATTATCCCAAGGTCTTAATATTTGATTTGACTCTACAACAGCGCCTATAATTTCAGATTTAACCTCATATGATAATGAAGGAAAAGTACCATCTGGTTTTTCTTTTAATGTCTCAACAACATAAACGGTATTATTACTTGATTCTTTATATAATATATCTATTTCATCTACATCAGACGGCCTTGATTCATTTATATTTATAGTTAATGACCTTAAATTATTAGCCATACCTTCATTATAACCTTCAGCAGATTTATATTCAAATGTATTTGGTAAAAATGCTATTTCAGAAAAAGGAGAAAATACTGAATATTCACCATCTCTATATTTCCATCTATAAGCATATCTTACAAACTTATTTTCAAATAAAGGTTCTTCTTCTTCCAATAATACATCCCAAACAACATCTGTTGTAGGAACAGCATCTGGTATTGTTTGTATTTTAGTCGTAACTGTTTGAACGCAACTATTGCTATTTATAGAGTCTATTCTAGTAATAACAACCCTAACCTCATAATCATCCCCATCAGAATCTGTATGTGTTAATACTAAAGTATCTTTTTGTTGATAAAGAGGTCCTTCTGTTGTATTATTGTCTACACCTTGAAAAGTAAGTTGAACTGATACTTGCGTAGCTAATACCGCATTATTATTACCACTATCAACAAATGATTTTTTTGTAGAAACCGGTGATGTTCCAGTTCCGTTTCCAGATCTTCTACTAGATGACATTGTTAATGTTGGAGCTTGTAGCGGTGATAATTTTGCTACTGTAATATGATTTTCTGTAAAGTTAGCACTACTAATTGTTGTGCCATTAAGAATAACTTTATATAATGTATGTGTACTAAAATTAGTTGAACCTAATTTAAACGTATCTATTTTTATTTTTTTTGGTTCTGATTGATTGTCTGTAAATAATAATAAACCCTCAACAACGTTTATACCAGTAATTAAATAATCAGAGCTAAAGTTTAGTATACCACCAGATGTAGATTTAACATCAACTAACACTGGAGCTATTTCACCTGTAGAATAATTGTATTCAGCTATAGCACTAACACTTTGATCTGATGTAGCTATAAACCAATATATTTTATCATTTTGACTATCAACAATAGCACCAACACACTCTGGGTTAGTTAAGTCTTTTATTGAGTTAGACACAAGACCCCAATCAGTTAATGCTTGTGTATTCTGATCGTATGTCTTACCATCTTTCAATGTTGTTCCAATAATATTTTGAACAGAACCAACATCTGAACCCTCTGATGTAACTACTTCTATATTTTGAGCATCACGGTATTCTCCATTAGGAACTAGTCTTTCATCTAGATCCTTATTCATTCTACCGGCTCTAAAATGATGTTTAATTTCTGGCATATCCTACTAGTGTTTAATATGTTTCGACTTACCTCTCATTACTTGTGTTATCTCTTCTAATTTAATATTTGATAATCTTAATTTAGCTTTTCTAACTTCAGCAAATCTTTCTTTTTTAAATCTTGCAATTATATATTCTGGAATATTAATTCTTGTTGATAATATCGCGTGAGCCATCCATTTATACATTGCTTCTTCAGCAAACTTGTGTGCTCTCATTTCATCATCAGTTCCTAAACTATCACTAATATATTTTAACGTAACAGTTTTAGAACTCATGTTAGAACTGAAATACATTTTTCCTTTATTTTCGTCTATAAAGAAACTACCGTTGTTTTGTGAATGCTGTGGATCTAACCCATATCTACCACCAACAATTAAATCATTTACTATTTCGTCGTTTTTAACATCGTTTGTAGCATCTTCTGTTGTATTATTTTTATAATTTTCCCAAGTGTTTGAATCACCAGCTCTTAATAAAGCACCTGTTGTTTCATCGAATAAATAATTATAATTTGAATCTTGTAATAATGCTGTTGGGTTACTTGTTTTTATTGCTGGGTATAATATATGTTCTATACCAGCTTTTTCTAACCAACTAACTTTAACATAATTAACGTAATCATGTGGTAATGTCATTATTAAATTAGATGCTATTTCTATTTCTTGTGATTTTATAGACTTAAACGTATCATAACTTAATTCTTGTAAAGCTCTTTGTGCGTGAAAAGCAACTGTAGATCTAGATGCATGAGGTATAATTTTATCTTCTCCTACATAAGCAATTAAAAAGTTGTTGATAATGTCTTTTAATTTTATAAACTGATAATTACCAAATTTTTCGTCTACATCTGTTTGTTGAACTAATATAGTTAAACCAGTTTTAGGAGCACCAGTACTTTCTTGTACATCAGTATTAACATCACTTGAACTAAAAGTTAATGTTGGTGATGAGTAACTATAATTAGAACTTGATATTTGAACATCATTGATGAAAACATTAAATTGAGTTTCAGCTGTTGGTAAAGGATCAAATGAAGCTGTTGTTAAAGCAAACGCTGTTGTTGAACCATTACCGGTAAATGATTGTGTTAAATTATAATATGACTCTTGTGTTGTTGTTCCTAGTAATCCCATTTATTTATAATTTTTCTTGTTGTATTTTTTCTATTTCTTCTTTATCACCTACTTGATATAAGCTTGGATCTTTTATAGTTATTCCAGCTAAAGATAATATTTTTATAACTAATTCGGTTTCTTCAGAAGCATGTAATTCAAAGTCTGTTGCTGAATTTGAATCGTATAATGATTCATTTTTTACAACAACATAACCCCAAACTGCTTTTGTGGGTTTTTTAATATAATTATAATTAACAGCAGATGAGCTTGCGAAACTTGATGTTGGATATAAATCTATAGTTGTTGCTGTTTTTCTAACGAAGAAAGGTCTTTCTTCTGTGGATCTTGTAAGTGGTGACATTTCTAATTGAGCTAAATCATTAGGTTGTACCTCTTCTATTTCTAATAAAAATGATGATGCTGCTGATCCAGTTGCTGATCTACCTGTAAAAACAATTTTACCAAGTTTGTGTAGATCTGTAGCTAACGTACCAACACTACCTGAACTTACAGACATAACTGTTCTCCATTGTTGAAATGGTTTTAATTTTTCATTAATAATATCAACCATATCTGAATATTCTGTTTTATTACGTTTAATTCTACTGAATTGATTAAGATCGTAAAAATATTGTTCAAATATATCCATTTGAGCTTGATTAGCTAATAGATTAAATTCTTGTGGTGTTAGATAACCTCTTTGTTCTTTGTTAGCTATTGCTAAAACTCTCTGATATACTGTATCTATACTTACTGCCATAATTTCTTTTTATTTATAGTGTAGTCACCCCATAGAGATGACTACTCTATAAGTGATTAATTATTGTAATCTTTTTTCTATGTTTTTATATATTTCTAAACCTTCATCGGTTTTGAAAAATGCTGCCAATGCAGAATATGGGTGTTCATCAAATGGAACTGTCATGATTTTTCTATCATTGCTACCCCAATTAAATGTTCTATTATCAGCAGAAAGTTTTAGTAATCCAGCTTCAACAGCTTTTATACCAAAGTTTCTTAATTGAACATTGTCATCATTAGCTAATTCTAAAAACAAACTAGGATTATTCTTAGCATAAAGTAACACATCTCTTTTTATTTCTTTAGATGTCATATTACTTACTTTATTACCTTGTTCAACCCTTAACACTGCTTCAGCTAAATCTATATCTAAATTCTTAGCCACATTTAAAGCTTCTATTTCAATCTCTATATCCTGAAGTTCATCAACAGCTGTTTCAACCGGATCAAATTCATTAAATAATCTACCCTTTTGAGGGTGATATAAAGATAACAACTTCTGTAGTGTTTGTTTTTCTTTGGGTACATTTAGTACACCATCAATAAAAGTAATATGTCCAAGAATAGCATCACCTTTAAACTCATCAACAAATGGAGTTTTTTGATTCATTGTATGCTTTAATTCTCTTTCATACCCTTTTTCTTCATCAAACCAATAAATACCTCTACTATTTATTGTGTATGTTAATGGAGATAATCCATCTCTTAAATAATAAGTACGATCTTTTATTTCCCAAGTATCTTTACTTATCTTTGCATCCGTTTTAACCGGAGTTTCTTTTGTAGCTGTAGACTTTGCAATGTTAATTGTGTCAAATACAGCTTCTTCTTTTTTCTTCTTTTTTGCCATAATATAATATAATTAAATAGTTAAAAAAAAATAAAAGGCTAGGTGCCGAAGCACCTAACTTTTTATAATAATAATGTATTAGTTAAGGATCATGAAGTTATTAGCTCCTTGAACAACTAAACATCTTTCTGATAAATAATGTACTTCCATTGCATCAAGATCAGAAGTGATGTTTCCACCAACTGAACCAGTGATCCAAGTTTTCATTTTTCTATCATCAGTTTGAGAAGCTCTATATCTTACGTGTAAGAAAGGTCTTTTGATATTTTTACCTAAACCTTGATCATAAACGTTTGATACACCAGCTGGGATTATAACCGCTCTCACGTCATCATAATCTCCGTCAACTTGACCTCTTAAAGAAGCATCGTTTAGATATTTCCAGTCAGATTTGTAGAAGTCATAAGAACCTCTTCTGAAACCTGAGAAACCTAAATTTAATGCCATATCCTCATCGTTGTTGAATACCCCATAAGAAGTACCACCTGCACCATAAGAATTTTGAGATGCAAGCATATCATCAATAGCCAAAGATACTGCTCTGTTACAGTATAACATGTTTTCTTCTATTGCACCTTGTCCATCAAACTTTTTAAGGATATTATCAAATGATCCTAAATCGTCTGAAGCACTATTGCCTTTAATACCAGAAGTAACATGACCTCTATCGTTGATAGCTGCGAATAAACCTTCAGTACCAAAATCTGCACCAGCTCCACTTAATTGTGAATCCACTGTAGAAGTACCAGGTACACCAAGTTCACCTTCTAAACATGCCATCTCTAAATAATCAGTGAATCTAGCTCTTGTATCACCTTCAGCTTTCAAATACCATAGGTAACCGTTTTGACCTTCTTCACCTGAAATTTCAACCCAACCAATCGCGGTTGCATCAGAACCACTAACTTCAAATTTATCTTTGATGATAATTGGTTTGTTTACA